CGGTGGCGGCGGCGGTGGTGGTGGTATGCCAAGCGGATCGCAGCGCGGACAATCCATGCCTCAACCTCAGCAATTCGCACCGGTTGGAACACCACCTCAGTTCGCAGCACAGGCAGCGTATCGCGCACCTCCTCAACAACCCGAGTATTCGCGTTTGGGTGGCGGGAATGGAAGTTTGCGTGGATCGATGGATATGCGCGCCCAACCGCGCGGCGGAGGTAGTTGGATATAAACCTATCTTGTTGTATTTGTATAATTGATTATGGTAGATACATAATGGATTATGCGATTGATAATTATTTCGAAAATAACGTCGATGACCGTGAAATTCGAACCGATTTCGTATACGACGAGCGTCGGATGTGTTCAAAAATATACGTATTCTTAAAATCGATTGGACTTGTTTTTTATACATTGACATTCACTACATGTGATAAACCAATCGTTTTCCTAATAATGAATACTGTTACATTTTTATCTATTCTAAACAGCGCGCGTTATGAGTATAATCATTATCGAAGATATGGTACTACTTTTTCATCTATTGATGAATATAAAATATGGAAACAACAACAATTGCCAAAAACGCGTATAATATTTGCCGGGACCGAACTAGGAATAAAAATATGGTACATTATAAACGTATTTCCGCCACAATTTGATTTCGGCACACCATGTAATCTCGGTAAAAGTATTTTACATATACACATATCAGGACTCTTTATGATTTATGTTGTCGTCGGCGTGTTTTCAGCGTACCTGTTATGTACGTCGTGTTGCTATGATGTAAGTCATTACCAACCACATACATACAATGCACGTCCGCGCGAACCAGTGTCAGAACCTCTACCCGCGATGAATGATGTAGTATTGAATATAAACCGAGAATGCTGTATTTGTATGGATACCGATAATATTCAACCGTGGGTAGGATTACCGTGTGGTCATATGTTTCACACATCATGTGTTTCGCGGTGGATCACTACACATCATACGTGTCCAATTTGTAGGTTTGACATGCGTATTATTGTATAAAAATCGATTTTTATCCGAAAAATTGACCTTTTCTCCGAAAAATTGACATTCCTATTCAGGAACGATTTTTCTCCGAAAAAATTGAAATATTTTTTCATGATGCACATACTTCATGCTGTCTCAAAGAACAACAACAATCGTTTCAATGTCGTCTACTATCGACGCCGCCGCCATCGCTGCCATCCAGAAAAACTACAGGACTCACTACATTCGTTCTTGGTATGAATACCAGCGCGTCACACCATCCCATCTTCATTCGATCAAACATTACAACGCGGCATGCGAAGAACACGCAAGTCTCTACGAGAAACATATCATGGTCCTTCGCGACAATGTCACCAAGATCACTGGATGGCATTATACGACTGGATGGCCTGCCCAGAACTGCGCCGATACGGATGGATACGTCGATGTCCGTACCGGCAAGAAATACACGCTTCAAGGAGAAAACTCATTCTTCAAGGATATCGGTAAGTAAAAAGGTATGGCACGGAAGAGTTCCCGGTGGTTTTGGAACTTTTTTATTTACGGTGTGAACGACGTCGATATTTTTTGGTTTGCTTGCGAAGACGTTTGATTGTTCGTTTTGCTTTCATTGATTTTTTATATTTTATTGATTTTTTAGATTTGCGTTTTCCGCCTTGTGTATTACTGAATCGTGTACTTACTAAGTCTATTAATCCATCTAGTGTAAAATCAGGATCTATAAAAAATTTAGGTTGATTTGGGTTATTTAATTGGGTATATCCATAAAAAATAAGTATAGGGTTTTTTTGACTTGTTTGTATTTTTGCTGAAAGTTCTCTATATTGTTTAAGTTTTTCATTTTGCTCGAAATCTTTTAAAACAATAGGACGTTTATCAATTAATTCTTGCTTTCTCTTTTTTAAATTCTCAAAATTTTCTATATTTTGTTTTGCGATTTCATAATCTTTTGGCGGCAAGAATTTTGCGGCTTGTTCTAGTTTTTTCTCCTTACGGACGGTATGCCAGTTTAATCCTTCTTTTTCAATTCGTTCTCTTTCGTCTATTTTTTTTTTACTTTCATTTGCCTTTATTTCTGCAGTTTCGAGTTCACGGTAAATTTTAGATGATTCCAGGCGTATAGCATCAAGTTCTTCATTTGTTTTGTCAACTAATGCATCAACCTCTTTTTTTAATTCTGTAAGTAAGGGTTTTTGTTCTTCAATCGCTTTAAATTCATCTGGACTCAGAGATGCAGTTTGGAATAGAAAATTCATATTACTAAAATCAATATTAAGCATCTTTAAAACGTATGTTAGCCTATTTTTACTAACATGTATAACTCTTGGGTTTGATAATTTAACCGGAACGATTGTCATACCACCAGAGGTATTTTGTGGATATGTTGTCATTGTTTTATACTTTATATTGAAATCATCACAGTCAAATCCAATCAAAGCAACAGGTCGTCCTATATAAATCTTGTCTTTTTTTTCTCCAGGCATGGCGGTAACTTGGCTTGACTGAAATAAAGATTGTAAAAAATCATCGGCGAGGAAACTATTTGCGTTTTTGCCATATTCTTCGTAGTTTGCAATAAATTCATCATTTTCGCTTAATGGTGTGTCAAATCGGGTTGCAATATCACTATCCTTATTAACCAAAACTTCATTAAATAGTCTAGTGTAATACCATCTTCGATCTTCCGAACGAAATTGTAATTTATAAAAAGCAAGAACGAAACTTCTAGCAGGAACATATGGACCATTTTTCGACCATTCTTGTTGATGAGCAACATGAACCGCCGCTAAAACTTTGGGAGCGCCGGTAGGTCCATTCGTTTCATAATTGGCACTACGTTCGGCCAATGCTGAATTTTGTCGTTCTTGTTCATCCTTAGAAAGTGGTTTTTCAATTTCTGTAAATATTTCTTTATAATCCACTCCACCTCCATATCTCAGATCCTCGTATGTATGAATATAACCATATTTGCCGTCCTTCATTATAATTGGACCTTTTCCTTTGAACAATTTTCCTACTTGTGGAGGCCATTCAGTAACATTTTCTAAAGGTTCGGGTTTTTTGTCTGATAGTATGTTCCATCTTCTTATTATATGAGGGTGCTGGGGGTTGTTATCTACATAATCAGTCATGGTTGACCACCACCCCTTCTCACCTTTTTCATTTGTTACAATTTCCCTTCGCTCAGTTGGAGGTTTATATTCGGCGTAATGTTGTTCTATACTACTATCACCCATAAAAAATAAAAGATAATATATATATAAATATATTATATTTTCTACATAGTAAATATTATAAAACTGATATATTTTCATTCCATCCTGCAACTTACATGTTATCGTTCAAAGTACAATAATATATCTATTGCCACCTCACACTAAAGAAATACCGAACCCATTATATCATTATATCCTTTAAATAAAATGAAATTGTGGAGTATATATATATAACTCCGAATGGATTCGAATGTAATAGGACCAACAAACGGAACCATACAGTATCTTCGCGAATTATACACAAAATACGATAATCTCGTCAAATACTCCGCATATGCGTTCATTGGTTGGTTCTTATCATGGGTTCTCTTTTTCATCATGTTACCTTTCATGATCAGGTACTACGGAAAGATCCGCGGCGCGTCGTTGAACTACGGTTTTAGTTGGTTCTCTATGGTTGCAATTATTCTAGGTTTAGAATTCGGTCTACGACCGTGAAAATCTCTCGAATCAGTCAAATATAATCCGTTCGAATGAACACTTTTCAGCCAAAATTCAAACTTTCAAACTTATAAAATCCAACGTATAAGTTTGAACGACTTTCTCGCCGAAAATATTTCGTTTAAAATTTGATCCCCCAAAATTGAAGATTCCAAGATTTATAATGTTACAACCCCGTTTTGGGGGGATCAAAACCCCGTTTTTGGCGGTTTGGCGGCTACCTAGTGTTGCATCATTCGTACGTTGTAGTCTGACCATATATGGTCTAGTTTACCCCTTAGTGTTGTACAGTATGGTCTCCGGAGGCGTTTTTTTGTCGTAATCCTGGGAAAATGTCCAATTTGCTGTTTGCGCTGGAGACTTTTAAAACACGATTTCGAAAACACGAAAAAATGGGTTTGTGACTGAAATGCTCACAATTCCGATTTTTAGTCGAAAAACACGCTGACTGACTTTTTTCGGGGATCGGCGGCGGCGGGTGGTCCGTCGGAGGCCCGCGCCGATTTAGGCGTTTTTTTGTCGTAATATAGAGTAGATGCGACCACACAATGCCACACGATAAAACCAAAGTATCTTATAATTGCGAAATATGTCACTATATATCGAGTAACCGATCCGACTACGAACGCCATTTAATGACACGTAAGCATCAAGAAAACGCCACATACCACACAAAAACGCCTCCGATTCCATCAGACCCCTATACTTGCACTTCTTGTAAAAAGGTATTCAAGCATCGCACAAGTATATACAAACATAGATCCATATGTCCCGGATCGCCGGTGCTTGTCACGTCGACCACCGCGGCAAGCACCGCCCCGACTGCCGCAACTGCCCCGACTGCCACTGTAGGTACCGAACAGTATTTATGTGAAGTGATCACCAAGAACCAAGAACTAACTGCGGCAATGATTATGCTTATTCAACAAAACACCGAACTTCAAAGTAAAATGATGGAAATATGTAAAAGCGGTGGAATAGGTGGAGTATCAAATAGCCATAATACGAATACAAATAGTCTCAATACTACGAATAATAATCAGCAGTACAGCCTGAACTTCTTCCTGAATGAGCAATGTAAAGATGCAATGAACATGAAGGATTTCGTGAATTCGATCCAGTTGAATATTACTGATATGGAAAATGTTGGACGCTTAGGTTATGTCGAAGGTATGTCGAACATTCTCATCGACAATCTCCAGAAAACGGATGTATACAAACGACCGGTTCATTGTAGCGATATTAAGCGGGAGACCCTGTATGTCAAGGATGACAACAAGTGGGAACGTGAAGGTCCTGATCATGAGAAAATGGTGAACGCGGTCTTAGCCGTAGAACAGAAAAACGTTGCGCTTGTGAGTGAATGGGCGAAGGCGCACCCGAGTTGCATGAATAGCCAGACTCGAGAAAATGAAACGTACTTCAAACTCTCCAAGGCAGTTACAGATGGAGAAAAGGATGGTAACATCGCAAAAGTGATTCGACGTGTTGCAAAAAATGTCATCATTGAGAAGGAATGACGACACGCGCATACGCCGGCTCACCTCGTTCAAGCATGCGTAATTATTATATCGTCATTATATACCAGAATAGGTGATAATCACGATGTCAGAAGGCAAATCTCTCGCAATATACAATTGTCAAACTTGTATGTTTATAACAAAGAACAAAAAAGACTACGAACGTCATCTTCAATCAAAAAAACATCGGGTTTCTGCATTTCAAATCCCGACCATAGTTGCAAATATTGATGATACTGCAAAAGATGTCACATTGCATAAACCGCCGATGTGCTTGAATTGTCATAAAATCTACAAATCTAGGACATCAGTCTATAAACATATGAAACAGTGTGGCATTTCGACGCCAACATCGCAAAATCAGAATGAAACCGCCGCCGACTTGCATTCGGAATCAGATACACGTACACTCCCGAACCCCGAATCAATGTCTCCCGAACAAATCCAATATATTCTTATGGAAAATAAGATACTCAAAAAACTTCTTAAAAAGGTGATTCCCGGTTATATTGACTAATATAAAACGATATCATGTGTATATCTATCTGAAACGTCACCAGTCGCTATAATCAACCGATGAACATCGAATACATCCTTCCACTTGTCACATTTTGGCATACAATTTCATCCCAGATCGTGAAATACAAACCGCCCACAATTACGAATAACGCGGTTAGTTTCATCCACTGTGTCTCATTTATTGCTCATTATAATTACGAATACAATCTGAACTATGCCATACACATCAGTATCGGGTTTTACTTCTACGACCTTCTCTATATTTTATCGCAGATCTGTAAAGAAAGATCCGAACTCAAGCAACGCGCACCCTTTATCATGCATCACATCGCAGGAATATATGTATTGAACGCAATACTATTAGGTGAAAGTCAAGAACACATCTTAGGTGGGTACATCATACTTGAAAAATCAAATATCATGTTATACATTTCTTATTATTTACGCAAACAATACGCGGAATACTATAATTTAAATATCCTGTCCGATTTCATCCAACTCTTATCGTATTCTTACTATCGATTGTTTGCACTGTCATCGTTTATCTATATGAATAGAGTACCTTTTTCCCAGTTTCATTTCATGACGCAATTCTTGATCATCGGGATCTACTGTATGGGTTACGCATGGAGTTACCGTTTGTTTCAAAAGAATATCGCGAATTACAATACACTTCTCGTGGCACGTTCTAAGAAATATTCTTCGGCAGGATGAAGGAGCGCACCCGCACCGGATTTACTCTGGATCTCTCGGATGATGTGTTCATAAGAGGAAGATGGCGAACATCGAAGGAACATGTCGATATCAGCCCTTGTCGGGTTCGCATTCCCAGGAATAAGTTGGACCATCCTTAGTGGATTCTCGAATATTATGTAAATAGATATACTAAATTATGTATATATAGTTTTACATCATATTTCAATGTCACGCGTGAATACACACATACTCCCCCTTCCAAACGCACATTTCATCTGGTATTGCGCGTGGTTTGCCGTTCCGTCCGCAATCTATGCATACGCCCACCCCACCACCACACATTTCGCACCCATCCCCGCCGCCGTATTCGCAACATCCCTCCTTTACTGGAGGAACCCAATTCGCGATTCATGGCGCCGTAAACTCGATATGGCCGTCGTATCCGCTGGTCTCACCCATCACATGTACTACGCGCTATACCATCCGACTCCACACACTCCGACGTATCTCACGCTTATAGGTGTATCAGTGATGTCATACACGATTTCACAGTACTACTTACACCGTGAACAGTACTGGCCCGCAACATACACGCACGCAATGATCCACCTCGTCGCCAATATTGCGAATATAGTACTGTATTATGGCATAAATAAATTTAATATTATTATGTAATAAAATAAATGGAAGAGGAGGTCATTGTCAACCAGTATTATCTATTCCACGACGCGGAGACGCCCGACGCACCCGCCACGCAGTCACGCGTGCTCTCATACCTCCTGAGAGAAAAAATCATGGTCTACGCGAAAATAGAAACCGATCCGGATACATTATGCGATGCACACGTTACATATGACTTATCCAACATTGAATGGGTATACGACGTCAATAATCTCCGAATACCCTATTATGATGGAGTGCGAATGGAGAAGATCCAACTCTCAAAAGAAGACAATGTATACGACTATATCTCCACAGCAAGTATAATCCACGATGACAACCAAATCATTTGCGGAGAGAATTTCCTCAGTCTCGCGGATTGTTTTATAGGCTCTGTTTATTCGTTGCACGCCAACCCAAATACACCAGCATTCTCAAAACAGAACATTCACATCGATTGTATCAGTGATACCGATGACCTCTTCATCGAACAGAAGTGTATATTTGTAAAAACCGACGACATACAACATTTTTACGAGAGATTCCAGAATAACTTAGAAGACAAGATCATCATCACTCATAATTCCGATCATGAGATTAGTCGCCAAGGATTCGGCGAACACATAAAGAAAGTGAAACGGCAGTATTCGCAAAACTGTTCGTTCCTCGACGAAGAAAACGATAAATTAGTACCCATCCCCATCGGAATCGAAAATCGTATGTGGTTTGATCATGATATACTGCACCGTATTCGAAAGCGCCAAGATATACCGAAAACAAAAGGCGTCTATTTCTTTTTCTCGTTAGGAACACATCCATCAAGATCGGTCTGTTACAATGCATTACGCAGTAAGTTCGAATTCAACACAGGGCGACCTCGTGAAGACTATTTCGTGGAACTGAAGCGACACAGGTACGCGATCTGTCCGCGTGGCAATGGTCTAGACACGCACCGATTATGGGAATGCCTCTATTTAGATGTTATACCGATCATGCTGAAAACCGACAGTGTGAATATCGGTAAGTTACCGATTATATACCTGGATAATTGGAGTGATTTAGATGTAAATAATCTGGTAGCAGAGACGGCGGCGGTTAGCTTTAAAGATCAAGCACTATGTAAAATAACGATGTCTTCAATCGATATAACCAAATAGATATTAAATTAGTTACATGTAATGTAAACGTGATAGAACTTTATATTACATGAATTCATTCGAACAAAATGGATGGTCGCTTGTATTTCACTTACTTACGATAACGACGGGTTCTACTATATTTGGTAGTATATGAGCGTTTTTTTGAGGATTTGACATTACGGTTACTCTTTTTGTATTTGCGAGATGAACGACGACGACGACGGCCACCGTCTAAACTTTTCTGTGATTCTAATAACGCGGTTCCTTCTAATTTGTCGTTTTTTACAATCTCTAAAAAATCATTGCGTCTGAAAGGAATAAAGATACGCGCGCTATCTTTACTAGCCTCATTTTCATATATAAAAAATGCTTTCACAAGTTCGTTTTGAGAATTGAAAATACGAAGAAATCTAATACTCTTTTTGTTTGGTGATACAGTATCAATAAGTGTTTCTGCGGTACTTACAGTGAACCCACATGGTATCCTTTGGTGAGGACTATTAGGATAAACAACTCTTTCTTTGGCGTCTAGTTGACCCTTTATATCGGTTACAACATAATATGCATTATCAAATAGAGGAGAAATATCACTTTCCTTTACCAACTCATTAAATGTAAAACATTTTCCTAAAACAGCATTTTTACGTGCCTCATCGATTTTTACACACTCATCAGGACTCGGGCCACGATTTTCATTGAACAGTCGTCGCTCTGTATCACTCGCTCCTTGATGGAGGTATCGTGGTCCAGACGGAGTACAACGTTCAATTAACTTATATTCATCTACTGAAGCAAATGTAAATGGGTCGTCGACGGCATATAGTTTATAATCGTTTTTAAGAGTACTAGAACGTGCAAGTTTGCTTGGTTCAAGGTCTTCTCTTAAATTTGCTAAAGTAAACTCTTTTTTTTCATCAGGTTTATAACCTCCGATTTGAATCATTTTAATAGATTCTGTAGAATGTTTGTTATATATTCTATAAATATTTTCTAAATATTTTCTAAATATTTTAAATATCATTTGAAACATGTGTTATTTTCGAGTAAAATAACGATGAGTCATTGGAGTAACAAAATATATGAATAAAATAACAGAATATAAACACAACAGTCTAGTTATAATAACCACGACAGGCATAAATACGCACTATCTAAAAATGAAAGTGATTATAAACAATAACATATACGACATAACCACATTCATATCAGAACATCCTGGCGGCGCCGGTGTTTTTACAAAATACGCAAAGACTGACAATGACAATAACAATATCCCCGATCTAACCGATAAATTCAATGAAGTCGGACATTCAGAATACGCGGTAAATCTTCTCGGAAACTACAAAGTCGAAGAACTCTCTGAAGATGACCCGCGTTTTAAACGAGACCATCGACTAGAGTACAACAAGACTAAAATATCAAAACTCATCACGCACGAAGACAAGTTCCATATTCATAAAAGCATGGGTGTTATCTCACTCCTGAATTATTTTTATCTTCTCTTCGACTGTCTTTACAGTGGTGCTACTGCCGAAATGACGCTTCGAAGTGTGGATGGAAGTTTCATCGGACTTACCTGGGTGCATACCATTCTCTCGCTTTCTGCACTTCAGTTTCTCATTCCACGTACACGTACCGGAATTCTTCCGATGATCTGGCAAGAATTTCGCGCACATTCTATCGTATTTGCTGTGCGGAGTTTCCTCATTATTAACGCATTGTATTTTCTATTTGATTCCAAAGACACAACTTCCACATCAGCTATCGCAGTCCGCCTAGCCTTTGTTCTCTTTGCAATGAAGATGGCGGATTTTAGTACAGAGCATCTTCGCGAAAACCCGAAAGAGACTACAACTGCAACAATGCCATACTGGAGTGACTGCCCTGCGTCGCTTCAATCCGCAATCAAGTATTTTTATACACATTCGCAGTTCATGGCGACGATTGTTTGTCTTTTTGCGGAAATTCCGTATATCCTTGCCGTCGCTTTCCCGATTCAGATTGCGTCATTTCTAATGACACTCGTCCGTAAAAACATCATTTCGGCATTCTGGTATCATATGTTCTATGGTGGTAGCTTGCTCGTCGTATACTTGATAAACGCGGCGGACGTCAAATTGTATCCACTCATCCTCATCGGCGTTGCATTGATATACGCACGTGTGAATCTGAAACTCAATAAATACATTCTGTGGACACTCGTGGCACTCGTCGGCGGGTTCGCGAAATACGCGACATCTGACAAAGTATCCACCGATGACATTATATCCAAACTCGTATGGATGGCAGTTCCGATCTTGTCGTTATTTTACTATTATATCACCAATGACGACGAGACAAAAGCAAACATTCGCGAAGAGTTCATGAACACTATATTCGAAAAACAGAGAATTCGCGAAGAATCCAATCACCGAGTCTATAAAAACATGACATTTGGACGACAAACCGGTCAACTTCACAACAAAATTACGATACAACTTTGCGAAAAGTATCCGAAATATAAACCAGGAATGTACTTCAATCTGTATTTTGATACAAAGAAACGGCCTTATACACCGGTTGAATACACGAACAGCACGAGCACGAATGACAGTGGCGGCGACATTGCGACATTTCTTATCAAACGTGTCCAAAATGGCGAGGTATCTCCTCTATTATGCGACAAGTATCTCGTCAATCAGACAGTATTTGTCAAAGGTCCATTTGGTGTCAGATATTATGACCCATCCCCAGATGTCATGTCGTTTGTGTCTGATACAAACAAAATATATGCAAAGTATATCCTTATGTGTTCATGTGGATCTGGAATCACACCATTATATAGTATGGGTGTGGCATGGCTGCAAGATGATAAATGCCGACAAGAACAAAAGAAACATCAGGAACTTCATTACTTGTCATCCTACCGAACACAAGATGAAGCATTGTTAAGAGTTTCAACGTCTGCTAACGCTGTCTCTAGTTCTGCGATCGTTAAAGAAAAACTATATATTTCAAAGGAAAATACGAAACTTACACCTGCTGTATTAATAGAATATCTAACAAATATCATCGAAGATCCGGATCAAACAAATACCCCAGAAGATATCGTAGTGTTCATTTGCGGTACACCGGCATATTCACAAATGATCAAAGATACTTGTGCGATTGTCAGCGCAGGAATCAAGTACTATGAGTGGTAAAGTAAACGTTTACATACGTATTTTATTATGATTACTAATCGGTAATTATAATAAATCAAATGAATCAGACGATTCTTCTAACTTTCATGCTACTCGCGTATATCGCGCCAGTTGCATTCGTGTATTACAAATACAATACCGCCGTACCGAGAAGCATATCCAGTATCATTACAAGTCAAGAACCCTTTTTCAACGACATTGCGCCTCTATTCCAAACCAGGTATTTTATCGCAGCATGTATGCTGATTATGGCCGCATTTACGCTGGTTTACGAATACCAAAGATGCGTCGACTACATGAATTCGCGGATGTGGTCATTGGCATCGATCGCCGTTCTTTTAATAGGGATTTTCGGTGTTATTTTTATTCCTGAACATGACTCCACGCACTACGTGTTTGCTGCCGCGACATTCTTCGCCATCACTGGGTTTATGACGGGGCATACATTCTGTGTGAGCATCAGTGCCGACACAGACATCCATGACATTCTCCGTATCTTTCTTTACGCACAATTTCTATTTATGCTCGTGACGGTTATCGGTGTCCTGCAAGACGCGGCGATATTTGCCGTCGAGGTGCTTTTTCTCGCGAATTTCGCGGTCTTTTACTTATACCTTCATTATCATACTTTCTGTAACTCATGTTCGCCCTCGCCTTCGCCGTTGTCGTGATCGGGTGTATCTAACATCTGACGATGTTGGAGATTCGCACCGAACCGATATTCCCGAATGTACTGATACAGTAAAAGCCCACCAGACGCCCCCAAAAACAACAAAGAGACGCCGATGATCGAATCAAAAGGCTCTTTGAACCAAACAAACGAATACGTCAGCTGAATCACCCGGCGAATTATATCCAGTCCACTCAGCAGGATATTCGCAGGAATCGCGCGTTGTTTGCTATTCAAAATATATATCTTATTGAACATATAGAGCTGTAACCCAAACGCAATGAAGAAGTACATCGTCATCGTCCCCGTAGTTACTGGCGGCACATTTTTCGCTGTATAATAGAGTGCCCAAGGTGCCGCAAGCACAAAATAAGTACTCTGAAATATGATTTGAAAATCAATATTCGGCATCACGTCGCCATATCGAGCCATTGAATACTCGATCACATTATTATAGGTCGAATTCAAGAAGCATGAAATGAAAACAATCACGGTATTCTGAAGGACATTCTGCGCTCGATTATCGGCGGCGGCCTGGTAGTGAAACACATACTGCGCGGCAGCCAGTGCATGAGATACCATGAGTGTAGCGCAACTCGCGTAATAAAGCCGAGTGATCGGTTTTTTAAGGAGGTACTTGAACCACGGTATATTGAAAATAATGAAACCGGACCGTAGTATTGTATAATAGCTGAGTGTTACAGTGTTGAGCGCGTAAAACACGAATACGGTTTCGACTGTGTAAAGGACACCGGTCATAATGGGATATTTCAGAATATGGCGGCGTTCTGGCGACAGATAAGATTTGATCTGCGTCCATGAAAACTTCTTGATGAAAAAACAGCTATAGAATGGGGTAAATAGAAGACTCAGAAGAACATTGAACCATTCGTTTTTATAGTCATAGTTGTTTGTGATATATTTCATACAAATTAGATATTCAGTTAAGGTTACTACGAAGAATATCGAATTTACGACGACAAGCCAGGTCATATACAGCGACCTTGATCGTTTCTTATTACATCTTATACAATAATTGCATCTATATCCGTATCTGTTCTGTATACGGATATAAACCTATCACGCGATACTATACATACTACCTCATCCCACCCTCGCCGTCCACATCAATAACACACCCACCATGTCGAAAAATAGATACAGCACACCTGAACCCGAAGTTCCAGATTGCCAAGATTGGACGACTGTAACATTATCAAAGTCGAAATCAAAAACCCAAACCACGACCCAAAAAACGGCAACAGCAAGTACATCATCCGTCAATTCAGCCTCCGCCGTCGTTGCTGCGACTACTGCCAAAACCGCCGGCGGCGACGATGATACAAAAAAGACCAAGTACATCGCGAAGGTCACCAGCGACGCCGTAAGAACTGCGCGATGCGAAAAGAAATTCACTCAAAAGGAACTCGCGCAAAAGTGCAATATGGACGTGTCGATTATTGCAGAGATCGAGCGCGGAGGTTGTGTATACAACGCAGGATATGTAAACAAACTCCAGACGGTCCTAGGAGTGAAGATCCCGAGGGCCTAATCACATTACATTACATTACATCTCATCCACGATAGACAATGAAGCGTTCTTCGGCAATACCTTCTTGCGCGAGGAATGCTGCAATTTCAGTGGAATAACTGCCTTGTAGCACGATAAAATCCTTATCTGTTTCTTTATCTTTTGCAATATGACCACCGCATGATAGTACATCCTTACTCTTGAGTTTCTTTAGTATTTTTACAAGATTAAACTTATCTGGAATACCTTCTATTTTTGTAATTGTCTTTTTTCCTCGATGAACACTTATCATTATTTTTTGTGCGAATATGTCGTCGTCATCATTAATATCGATATGGACGCCACCGCCTCCACCACCGCAAGGGCGAGCGACGGTTACTAGGTTGATCGGGACAATGTTCGATAATACAATATTTGGGGTTGAAATTTTGGTATTAGAGGTACTAGTGGAACTAGCGGAGCTAACTGACATAACTGATTGTATTATATGTAATATTGTATTTAATTCAATTATATATAATAAACAAAAAGAAACTTAAATATTCTAACTACTAATAATACATATTAACAAAGGAAATGGGCAAGAATAAGAACCATAAGAAGCCAAGTAAGTCGGGTAATAAATCCAAACAGTCCGCTTCATCAAAGGATGCTAAGAAGCCAGTTAAGATTGAGGATGTTTCGCCTGAGTTTCAAACGATCATTCTCGATTTTCTGCGCGACATTGATTGTTCATTCCCCGAGTACCGTGAGGTCCTTGAGAAGTATTTAGGATATTCACATGAGATGAAACCTATGCCGGATGAGCTTTATATTGAGTTGTACTCACATTGTAGAGAGGTGTATCCGGTTAAGTTTTTTGATATTCTTTACAAAAATGAGTCGTTGTTTGCTGCACCCGCCGCCACCGATGCCGCAGCCGCAGCCGCACCCGCACCTGATGCAGATTCAGAACAACCGCCCCTTGAATTCCTTCCGGGAGTTGATTTCCGAGAGATTTGGGCGACAGAGGATATCACGAGCAATACCAAGGATATTATCTGGAAGTATATTCAGTTGATCCTTTTTTCCATTGTAAACAATCTCTCGGATATGGGATCTTTCGGAGATACTGCCAAGTTGTTCGAGGCAATCGACGACAATGAGCTCAAAACCAAACTCGAGGAGGTCATTGGTGAAATGGGATCGATGTTTGGGAATGCCGCGGATGGTACTGCCTCCTCTGGTGCCGAAGGAATGGACGAATCATTCAAGAAAGCAACCGAGTTTATGAATGAGGCGTTTTCGGGCGCTGCGGGTGCGGGCGCGGGTGCTGGTGGCACGGCACCCCCGATGCCCGATGCCAGCTCCATCCACGAGCATCTCTCATCGATTTTGAATGGTAAGATCGGAAAGCTCGCCAAGGAAATCGCAGAAGAGACTGCTGCTGATCTGAATCTGAATATGGAGAATGAGACTTCCATGAAGGGCGTGTTTCAGCAACTTCTTAAGAATCCAGGCAAGTTGTCCGGAATTATTAAGACGGTCGGTTCCAAACTCGATTCCAAACTGAAATCGGGTGAGCTGAAAGAAAGTGAGATCATGCAAGAGGCGAGCGAGCTCATGTCAAAGATGAAGAGTATGCCGGGGATGAATAACTTGGCAAGTATGTTAAGCAAGATGGGAATGAATGTTCCTGGAGGTATGGGCGGGGGTAGTAAAGTGAATTTTGGCGCTATGCAATCACAATTGAATAAGAATCTGAAGCAGGCGCAGATGCGCGAGAGGTTGCTCAAAAAGGTTCAAGATAAGCAAGCTGCGACTGCTGCTGCCGCCGCTGCTTCTGCCGCCGCCGCTGCCCCTCCTCCCGCGAATGGACAAACTACATCTGTATTTAAATCTGGTGAAAAACCTGCCAAGACACCGAGACCTACTAACGATAAACAAAAGAACGATTGAATTCATAATTCATAATTCATAATTCATAATTCATTCTTCATAATTCATTCTTCATAATTCATTCTTCATAATTCATTCTTCATAATTCATAATTCATTCTTCATAATTCATTCTTCATAATATATAAGTATTATAGTAACTTATATATTACCATATAAATCAACCCATTCACGCTTGTATACAATGACCAAAGATCAGCTTTTTTGGGTAGAAGATCCCGCCGTGCTTATGAACAAAGACTACATTCGCGAAATATGGCCACAAACCGAGATGGAACCTGCCGCCAAATTGAACGCGATTACCCGCTTCGTCATTCTCGCCACAGTTTTAGGATACCTCATTACTTCCTCTTTCTCGATATTTATGTTGGGTGGAATTACTTTAGGAATTATTGTCATGATTTACAATTTCATTTATAAGGGGAAAGCCGGTATGGAAACCGAACAAGCAAAGAAAGTATTAAAAACAAAAGAGGGATTCGCAAACAATATTGACAAACCGGAAATGTATGACCTCATGCGTGATGAGTTTACGGCACCTCAACCGATGAACCCACTAATGAACCCGCTTCTTCCAGAAATCGTAGACAACCCACACCGCAGAAATGCAGCCCCTTCATTTAATCCTGCAGTTGAATCGGATATTAACGAGGCAACGAAGCAGTTTGTCAGTGGTAGTTTTGATACGAATGCGAGTAATATTATAATGAATGGCAATGATGTACCATCTCAACCACCGAATCACACCCCCGAAGAAACATATGGCAAATTATTCGGAACTTTAGGTGATAATGCTGTTTTTGAATCTTCGATGCGACAATTCCATCCTGTAGCAAATACCCGTATTCCAAATGACCAGGATGCATTTGCGAAATTCTGTTATGGTGAGATGAAGTCTTGCAAAGAGGGTGATGAGTTCGCATGCGGGCGCATCAATTCACGTCTTGGCCCGATTGTTGGACAGTAATTCCATATTACGTCTTACCGAAGAACTAGTATTACAATACAATACTATTACAATATATTATAAGATATTACAATATATTATAAGATAAATCACACAATGGCCTACGTACATAACTTTTCATTTGACAATATGTCGCGCATTGGGTGCGATACTGGCGATCTCTCGCAACGCAACGTGCAGAACCTGAATGCTGCCAACTATGCGCTCAGCAACTTCTTTTCGACCGACTGCCAGATGGAACGCCCGATCCAGTTTGCCACCAGCCAGCCCAACGTTTTTTACAAGGGCGGACATGGCGGGTTTGGTGGATGCACTGTTGATACCAGCTCGGAGCTCTCGATCGGAAGCTTGAACACACACGCGAAGTGTAAGTTGAGTCTTCTTGAGCGCCCCTTCAAGACCGTTCCTTATTTAGGACGCGGTGCAGTGAATGTCGATTTTGAGTCCAAGATGCTTCAAGGCGACTTGAATACCAATAAGAAGAGCATTACCCAGCTTTCGGAGCAACTGAACTCCGCGCACAGCGACTATCCTCTTCAGGAGGAGTTTAAGTCGACGATTAACAACCCGGCGAATTATGTGGAAGGCGCAGCGGTGAATGGATGGATTCGTGGTGGAGTCCCGTCGCGTGAGCTGGTGCGTGACCAAGAGTACCTCTTTAATGGGGGCAAGTAAGCCATGCAGACCCCCATTACCACATGTCAAATTCAACGGATCTGGTCACATGTCAATCCATAGGCGACGACCCCGAGCAGAGCGAAATCACAGAGCGATAGCGGAGTGATGTAGCGATGCGATACATAATATAAAGTTATATTTTCATATACTTTTATATATCGATAATTGAAATGGATAATAACACTGAAAATTCGGGTATTGTAGAACCTTATGAGCTTGAAGTTGAGACGATCTCGAATACCCAATCGAATACTGATTCTGGCCCCGAACCCGGCCCCGAACCCGAACCCATACCGATTTCATCTCCATCCGAAATCGATCTCTCAGGGTACCAATATGATATTGTCCCTACCTACAAGATGATTGAAGACCCCGATGATCAAGATACACTATTCCGTATCCAATTTCTTCAAGCATTCGGAATCACAACCGACGAATACCACCCAGAGATTGTTTCTGCAGTGATCAATGATTTATACGAACGATACAAAGATCATACAGGAATCCGAGAGATTTTAGAGTTGCATCCATTATATAATTCGGGTATAGTGGATTCACAGGATACAGACATCCATGACAACGAGGAAGACAATGTCGAAGCCATACCTCCACTGTCCCCGTCTCCACATGAACGCCGATTTGTGCCAAAAGAAAACAATAGCGAGATGATTTTCTGCATGATGTTTTCATTTCATTTATTCGATCTATTCCATGCTTGTCTTCGTCATGCCAAACATAATGAAGAAATACCAAAAACGCTACGCGATGAGATCGTGGAATATCTTAAAACAAGATTTTAATATACAATAATAACAATAATAGAATAATATTGTTTAGGATATATAAAGAATGGCATCCACACGAAACAAGAATACGCGCCCCGATTTTAAGATCGAGCAAAATGCGCAAAAAATGACACGCAATTATGTCGCATTTGAAAATGGCTATGCAGGTAAGGCATTCGAGCCAGCATTAGCATTTGAAAGTGTTGGGATCCTCCCTACGAAGATGTCCCGTGAGCATTTCTCCCAGAATTCAGTGGATATTGAATCCGCGTTATTTGGTATCAACTCTACGAATCTTGTAGAGCCCCAGGCCCAGGTTGTCCCTCAACTCAAGCAACTTCCCGAGGTGAAATTCTTCGAGAGGATGGCGCTGTTCATGCCGGAACCGCTGGTGGTGGAGAAGGCGGCGAGACCATTCCAGCATGCGGAGTCGAAGTTGTTTTAAGGGGGGTGCGCCCCCCTACGGCGCTGGCGTCGCTTCGCTCCGCGGTAGTAAAAAAAAACATAAAACTATTTTCTCCAATACTATCATAAACTGATCTTTGACCCCCCCCTTTTCTCACCTTCGATGCAAACTCTGCAATTCACCAACCCTAACCCCCGCACTTCCCCCGCGGGTTTCTCCGGTTCCTTTAACGCCAACAACCAAGGCTACAGTGGAACTGGGCGTGTAACGATCGGCAACGAAAACCGCCATGTCTTCGTCCAAGGACAAGTCGGCGGCGGCTGGTCTGGTGGCCGTCCTAGTGTCGGCGGAATGGTCGGCGGAACCATCCGTTTTTAGGACATTCGCCGAAAGACGAGTATATGATCTTCCCCAATATTTATCTACCCTTCCTAGATAAATATCGCCATTGGCCACCTGACGCGGCGTCGCAATGCTTGTGTGTGTCACCTCCGTAACGAGTACCTTTTGATCGCCCTGTGTCCAGTACATATACGGCGGACTTACCATTATTTTTCCATTGAATTTGTGTCTGCTCGGATGTAATACGCGCAATCGCTGTTGTGCCTCCGAGTACCATCCATGATATTCGCTTGTATCTTCCGGAAACGGTGTTGATGATGGAGCTGGAGGGCAAATCTTCGTGGTCATTGTTCGTCGTTCGTTGTGTGTTTGATAATAGTATTTACAATTATTATCAATCAATTTTTTCAATTTTATTCTATATCCTGCCATTAATCAACCATGTCCAACCCTGCAAACCGGTTTTGAACTTTGACAACACCGGTTCCTTTTGAACCCTTTAATTTCCCGCCAGGTCCAGCATCCATGTCATCAGTCTTGGGAATCTGAACCGTCAAACTAGGAACCATACGACCACCTCTCGACGGTTTTGCGCTACGGAAACCAGATCGTGACTCTGGATCTCTTGGACCCGCGCCTGCACCCGCACCCGCACCGGTCTTTGAACGTTCAATCGGTTTTCTTTGAAATGACCGTCTATCACCGGTAGATGCAGAAGCCGACGATTCGGAAAATTTCGATGCCCCCGCCGATTCAGCCCCAGCACTAGCCCCAGCACTAGCCCCAGCCCCAGCACCCGACGTAGCGTTCAAGCACGCCAATTGTTGCGCCGCCGCCAGTTGATTCACATAGTTAATCACGGTATGTTTCGTGACAAACGCACCCGACTCCTTCATCGTCGCCAAATACACGTCATAGTGCAGCTTGTACATATGCGTCTTCAGCTCGCGATCATAGTCTTTCAACGGCTTCGCATCCTTCTTGACGTAATGCTCAATGTAGGCGTCATAGAGGCGTTGCGTGTAATCGTGAAGACGGTCGCGGAACTGACGGAATGCGCGTGAATGCTGTGGGTGGTACTTCAAATACTCATCGATTCCATGATCCTTACGCAGTTGAAGATACTGCGCCATCAATTTCTGCTCCATACCCTTACGCTTCTTCACACTTTCATACTTGGCATTACGCATCTTGTAGCAGAAACCAGTGTCCTTGTCCACAAACACCACACCCGGCAATGAAACACTGCTTGCGGTTTGAGGTGATGAATACAACGCACAGTAGTCAGACACGGTATGAGGCGTAAATGTCGCAGTTGCAGCATCATCCGCCTCCGCGTCCGCAACACATGTCAATCCAGAAGGCATATGTGAAACGCTTCCGCCAAAGTTGGCAGAGAAAATGTCGCGATCTATGCGGATTGCATTCACTCCCACAACTGATTCTGGTGCAAGTGACAACTGGTAGACTGCGATCAAATAGAGCTTCGGAACAGTAATCGTGTTGACGATCTGATACTTTGGATGCTGGACAACGAATGAGTAGCAGTAGTCCTTAGGGACAGTGTCCATACCACCAGGAAGCAAACTCAACACCTCGCAAATACGACGGCGAAGCACTTCTTGAACACTGAGCCTTTGAAAGGTCGGTCGACTACCCTCATCATCCGCTGCTGCCCCCGCGCCTGCGCCTTCCACCTGAGCCTCTGCTTGCGCCTCTACGATATGGTCAAATGACACTTCTCCAACACAACTCTTCGTTGCGACATACCACTTGCCACTATACCAGAAGAGATTCACCATAATACCTTCAACCAGCTCCTCTGCTGAAAGATGACCTCCAGCAGAATTCACAGGCAAAGATTTCATAGACTCGCTAATTTTCAGCATCTTTGGAGGGGCCACACAGCACACTTGACCTTTGCTGTTAAAGACCACAGATCGAAACCGACCTAATGATTCATATTGTTCCTCAGTAAGTTTAGCACGGTCATATTTCAATGTGTAAAAGACGCCAGATGGAGTTTTAGAAAAGTGAAACAGGAATCCACGCTCTGCACACCAAGTACGAAGGTTATGTGTCTCATTGTCTCCTGTAGTGGACGCGACGTCACCGCTGCCACCACTGCCGCTTTCACTAGTAGTATTCAGGGAAGAGACCTTATCAACAAAGGCAGAGAAATCAGGAAATTCGGTAGAAGAGATTGAAAACATAGGACGATAATACTATATCTTGTATATTATCATAGGAGTAATCTTTATATCGGTTTGATTTCTCTGTAAATAACATAAATACTAGGTAAATAAATACTAGGTAAATAAATACTAGGTAAATAAATACTAGGTAAATAAAAAAGTAGATAGATAAATAGTAGGTACATATACTAGTATATAGAATCATAATGGAAGTCGACCCAGAAATAAGTAATATCGAAGGTGCCGAGGCTGGTCCTAATCTCGATATTGATCCCGATCTTGGCGACAATCCGGGCGATGAAGAGCAAATGCCTACATCAGAAGTCGTATCTCTCTCCATTATGCTTGGTGATTTTATAAGAATCATTGCGCCAACACATCAAGAAATCCACGAACACACTTTTTTAGTTGATTATCTCTCTTCACGTAAAATCAAACTTGTTGATATTGAAAATCGCGGAATTACTATTTTAAAACTAGACGCAAATGGAAATCTCATGGATGAAAGCATAACGTCCATTGAACTTTTAGACCGGGCGGAAGAGAGAGGATATGCTAGGCAAAATAATTTAGTGATATCCACGTGGGTTGATATTCGATTCGGTGGTGATATACCAACGATCATTACTGGTATGATTACAAATCTGGAAGAGGATATGATCGAAATCCGCACGTATCCAGAGGATGAGATGATCTACATTAATTTTGGATATATGGGTATTCCGGAAGACATTCCGATTGAAGAAATTAAGATCCGCGCACCGCCTTCGGCATTTGGTAAGGCTGATACTGGTTCTTCTGGTCCAGAGGGCGAAGGTGTAGAATACGGCTCTGAAGCCGGATTTTTAACAATGGGAATGGATGCAGTGGTTCCGTCATCCGACGACCAGACATTATCTCCGCTTGAACAACGCCGTCGTCAGCGACAAATGGCAAGAGCTAGCGAGAATGCGGGCGAAGATGCGACCGACCAACCACAAGGCGAATCAGAATATACGGTTCTTTCAGGCGCTGCCGCCGCCTCAGCTAGCGCCCCCGTATCCGCAATCCGAGAGAAACTTCGTTCTATTTTGATTGATGCAGACCAAATTCAGGTGGGAGAAGAGTTAGATGTTCTTGTACAGACGGTAGATATTCCCGATGAGAATCGCCGATTCAATTTAGAAAAGCAGTGCGACGATCTCTTGGATACACTCATGACGAATGTTCCTGCACCGGAAAAATCCCGCAGCGTACTCGCCAATATTCAACGGATGGTTGTCCGATTTCGCGAACTCCGACATCAATTCTCTCGGTTCGATACAAACGGAAACCCGGCTGTTCCGCCCCCCAAAAGCGCATTATACCGTCCACTCGTAGAATCATTGATGAAAATGGATCACGCGCTTCGTTGGATTATTCCTATCGTAAAGACCCGTAAGGTGATTTACGATGTCCCGATCGACGAAAGGGTCGCTGCTGAAATGGATATTGCGCCACGCTTGATTCAAGAAGAACGTGAAGCGGAAATTCAACTGCAACGTCAATGGTACGATGGTTCTATCACATATGCGCAGTACATGACAAATCTCTCGGCGCGACATTTTACACCCAGTAGTGATCCGAGATATATGCAAGATGTAATTACTACACGTCAGGTGAACGAGAATATTACTGCGGTAATTGACAACCTGGACGACTTTTATTCATCTGTTGTCAATGGCGAAAAAGTGAAACGACGGAGGTTTGTTATCCAAAAATACAACTTGGGATTGTCGAAAATCCGGCCGGCAATATCATCAAATGTCGAAGGGGGTAGCACTGGCACCGGCACCGGCACCGCTATTTTGAAACGCACGACCGAGTTCACAAATCTCACACCGAATGACCGCATGAATATCACTGGATTCATGACATTTCCACAGCCCGTTATGCATTATTCGCGGATTGCGCTTCCAACTATAAACATACTCGACAAATGCGACCTCAATGCCAAACACGTTCATTATTGGGATATGATGCGTCAAATGATGACACTCACAACCCACGATATCACCGATCTCAATACACCCTTAGACCTAAATGCACATGGATTGCTTCATGAAATCAAACAATTTGTACTGGAGCCGGAGGGTGCTGCAATGAACGAACGTGATAAATACCGGAAGTTTCTTGAAGTGATCATTCCCAAGACACGCAATATATTTGAAATGATGCGCCAGTATATTCATGGCCGCCTAACATTACAGGACGTTCTTTCATTTATTGAACCATTTCTTGTTTATCAGGAGGATCTTACTGTGAAACAATATGACGAGATTGTTGCATTTTTATATGAGCGTGTTCTTGAGTACAAGCGGAATTATGCAACGAATTTCCGGAAGTTTGGTCGATTGCGCGCCTTTCACTACAACGTGCGTTACATGGGGGTTTCCATGATCTATAAATTGATCGTCACTGGAAAGATGATGGACGCGGATGTATTCAAAGCGTATGGATTACAAGATTCGCAAGTACGGTCTGCTTCCACGGCGGCTCCTGGTGCTTCATCAGGTGTCGACGAACGCCAGCGTCAACAGATGCGCGGTCGTGCCTACGCTGCTGGATTGTCTGAACAAACCGAATACAATGACAACCTTCTTTCATCGTCGGAGCTTCTTTCGCGTATGCTTGCAGTTGATTATGCGAAGTTATACATGGATGCTGTTGCAATTACGACCACCGAACTTATCACGCCATTTGATTTCAACCTTGTCTTGGGTGAGCAAAGTCAGAAGTTGCGTGACGCGGGTGCCATGATCGGAGGTGCACCAGGTCGCGCCGCTGGTGGTGGTGGTGGTGGTGGTGGTGGCGGAGCGGCCGCAGATGCCCCCAAACGTTTCGGTATGGTCCTTGCAAAGAATTATCCAAATGAAGAAGCAGTACAGGAGGACAATGATGGCGACCAACCCATCTTTTTCGACAAGAAGTACGATACTACGGATTATGCGTTCCTGGAATCTTACCGCGACGAACAAGAAGCCATGAGCTCCGTCGATTTCTCAATGTTTCTAGTTGACGAACTCATCAAGAAGAAGAAGATGACCTATGAAGAAGCAAAGAAGGAATCGGAAGCGATCATGGTTGGACCAGGAATGCGACCCGTAAATGACGGAGACTATGCAGTCGTAGAAGTGGAAGAATACGTAGATCAACCGATGACGGGTACTGCGCGTCAAGGATTCCCCGATGATGATGATCTCGGAACAACTGAAACCAAATTCTTCTATTATAAACGCGATAATGGAAAGTGGGTGCGTGATTCAAGTATTCCAGATATGATTCCAAGCAGTGATCGTAACTATTTCTGTAATGTTGATCGCGACTGTATACCATTCGCAGTAAGCGCTACACAAAATATGATGTCAGAAATAGAAAATATGGAAGGTGTCTCTCATGAAGCGATGGCACACATCACAAGTAAGGATGGTGCTGCCGCCGTGAAGAAGGCATTTCTCGATAAAATGAAGGCCGAGTTTGATGTCAAGTATCAAGTTACGAGAGAAAATTTCATGGAGTTTGTAAATAAGAAATTCGAGTACGATCTGAAAAACATTGCACGGATCACTGAAATACAGCATAAGGAGTTCTATAAATACAATGATCGCAAATACAAGCTCGGATTCCAGGCACCTTCGAAAAGTGGTGGTGCCCCCGGAGAAGATGACATGGATGACATCGACGCTATTATTTCACCAATGGAGCCACTCAAAGACAAGATTGTCGCACAGACCGATTTTGTAAAGCGTCAATACGATCTCATGCAATTTATCACGAGTTTCACGCGCAAAGCGAATGAAATCATGGACGAAGATCCGAATTGGTTGTACTGTATTAAATCCAATGCGAAGTTGCTTCCATCGTTCTATGAAACGATCGCGATCGCTTTTATCCAAGGTGGTTCGAATGGAATGAGCGCGCTTTCCGTCGTCATTGACACCATTTGTAAAGAGCGCGGAACGATCAGTGATGATGGTGAAGCGTGGGTGGACAAGTATAGTGGCGCGCTTATCAAGAAAATCGAACACGTCACCGAAGAAGGGTTTGATGATGCTGGGTTTCGCCTTGTTACGAGAGATATTATTGAGGCTGACCTGGGCGAAGGTGTACTCAAAGTCGCGAAACCGGCTGCGGCGGGAGGTGGTGCAGTGGCAGCAGCAGCTGGAGGTGGCGGACTTCATGGTCTTAGTATCTTGGAAAAATATGACAGCCCAAATGCGCGTATTATCAACAATATTATTACCACCATGACCGGTTACATGGGGATCGACCTTCATACGGAACGCGAGTTCATCATTCAGAATACGCTCGTACTTCTTGAAAAGGCTGTTCCTACTGAAGACGCATATCGCGCGAAATCCGAGAAATTTTTCCTAGAAAAAGGCAAGCATCTCCCACCGTACAAGGAGACATTCTTCCAGACACTTCTTCTTCTAACACTTTCTTATCTAACGGTTGCGATCCAATGCGCGATTCCAACACCGAAGACGCGGAAGACACACGCTGGATGCATTCGTTCCTTTACAGGTTACCCAATTGATGGTGATGGCGATGTTTCCGGGTTGATGTATATCGCATGTATTGCGTATAAAATCCGCACAAGTATTGAGCCATGGAATACACTGAAATCGTTTAAGAAAGAGGGCGATATTCTCGCGAAGATGAAGATATTCATTGACGCATCGATTCTTACAAAACCCGCGATCAAAGAGCGTCTGCAAGCAAAACGCGATTATTTGAAATCTCGCGAAGGGGGTGCCGAAGCTATTCCAGAAGAATTGTCTGTGTTGCGTTGGGGGAATTTCATGCCTCCGATGAAATCTCTCGACAATATGCCAACACCTCAGAATGTATCTGCGGACTTCACGAATCAATTGGTTACAGATATGAAGCGCGGGTATCACGGTCAGCATGATAAACTCGCAGTACTCGAAAGCAAGTGCCAGTATTTCAGTCTCTCGATTCAGCAAATGATCCACGCCGTAGTGAAGAATAGTAGCCCACTTCTCCTGAATATGGCGAGTGAGCCATTCTTGGAAAATGCGTGTTGCAATGAGCCGGTTGATCGCAGAAGTAAACGTGTGGTCGATTATTTCATGGAGCGAGAACAGAATATTCATCATCACAATCGGATTATTGGATTTCTGACAAAAACGCTGAGAGAGATGGCAGTGAAGTCACGAGCGACAACCATTATCGACAATCGGAATACGCGGTTTCAGTACCCGAATATTCCGGAAGCATTCGATGAACAGACGATTTATCGCGCCTTTATCCATTATTGTCGTATGAATCAGCAATATACCGCGGCGGCATCAATGGCGTCGGGTGGAGGAGGAGAAGATGCGGGAAGTGCGAATCCACTTGCAACCGCACTCTCCATGTATTTACATCCAGCACTTCGAGAGATTTGCCCGCCACGCCCGCAAGACTGGAATCCAAATGATGCTATCCAGGATAAGATCGCAAAACTGAAGAAAGATTCTAGTATTTTCGATGAAAAGAGTCTTGAGCGACTGTTGAAAGCTGTCAATAGCCATAAAATGGTGGATGCTGGTTATAAGACGGCGATACGCCCGCAAGAAAATACACAGCTACAACGGTTTCAAGACGCGGTCCTTTATTTAGAGCGGTGCGATGAAGACATCGAGCGGAGAGAAGAACAGGGGGGTCCGCGTCAACGCGAACTAGAGCGCAGCGAACTTGACCAGTGTATTATTCCGAGAGAATTACGGCAGCTCATTCTCGCGATTCTTCAGTCAGATTCACCGACAGTGGTCCAAGAAGATACACAGGAAATGCGTGATCTTAAGAATTATCTTGAAACAAAGAACCGGGAGTTGCGTGCAATCGTAGTTGGATTTATTCAACAAAACGGGAAACAAACCAAGGGGAAGTTCCGAGAGATTGAACGTATCATTGATACTGTCCTGGATTTCGAAATCAATAAGAGCAGTACAGTTCTTATGTCGGCCACTGATGAAACCGCGTCAAAGAGTTATCAATTTATGCGGAATACACTTACGCGATTGATCGATGTTATCCCCAATATCATTAATAACGGGGTTGATTTTGATGATACGAATGTACCGAAACACTGGGGATTTTCTGATACACATATGAAGGATGTGAAAGCCATTATTTCCTCGCATTATACCGCTCTCAAATCGTTCTATAATGATCATGTGATCAAGGAGGTATTGCGTCATGCCGAACATCATGTGCGCGATCTTAAAATTATGATGGACAATACACCCTTTATGGCGGAGGTCTTTTTCGATGAAGTGAAGGACGCGAAGATTGCGGCAGTAGCTGCGGCATTGGCTGTCCAAAGTCAAGGTCTAGGTGCTGGTGGTGGCGGCGCCATCGCTGTTTCTCGGGAAGAGCCACGTGAAGTAGACATCATGAAAGAACTCGGCGAACGTGTCCCACATTCTACACGCAAGAATATCTTCACAATGTATTCCGTGTTTGATCGTAGTATTGTATGTAAGTTGCACCTCTTTTATTTTCTCTCGTTCATGCGAACATTTGTTCAATTGGTGACTGAAACTCCGATTACGATTTATCAGTCAGAACCTACTCGCGTGATACGTCGCGGCGCTCCTGTGAAAAAAAGCAGCAAGACGAAGGGGGGTGTGGCGGTGGCGGCCGCGGCATCAGGAGCGGGAAGATCAAACACGCCTGGCGCAATTGCACGTGCAGCCAATTTTCGCGAAGATGAAGATGAACGACGCGACGATATTGATCCTCATTCGCGTTTGTATTCCACTGATGCGGCAGCAGTGACAGATAAACGACAGCTTCTTTCTGAGATGGATATCGTCATGGGAGACAAGAAAGCACTTGGACAACGTGTGAGCGAACTTATGATTGCGTATCTCCGTATGATTGATAAAGATAAATCGGCAATTAACTTCAATCTTGCGAATATTAAGGAGAAACTTACACGTGTGAAAGATAAGGAGAAGGATGGCGTTGTCGAGAGAATCGGGGCGATGTCGGTTGGTGAACGACAACTCGAGAATATGATGAAAACACACAAGATGGGAATCTGGAGCCGCGGTACATCGCAGACCGGCGTCGTGATCTACGATCAAGATTATTATGATGAGGAACGCGAAGAAATGGAGAAGATCGCGCAGAAAGAACGGCAAATGGGCCGCCGGGACTATGTGACGGATATGAACCGAGAGATTTATGTAATGGATGCACTGGAGGCCGATCGCTCCGCGGCCGAAATCGAGGCGCACGAACTGGATATGTCATCGGGTATTCCGGAAGATGATGATGCAGGAGAGGACGACTATGCATTTATGCATCGACACGATGACGAAGGTGAAGGATATGAGGGTGGAGGCGGCGCTGCAGGTGGCGGTGGTGGCGACTGGGACGATTAAATAATATATGAATACTATAAAGAATTCATATTGAAATAAAATGAACCAAAAAATGATGATTTATATTATTCTTTCGGCGATCCTACTTTATTTGTATTATCGCAATCGTGACTTATCTATTTTGATGGCTTTTATTGTTCTTGTAGCGTCAACTCTTATATTCGAGAAGGATACGAGAGAGGGGATGAATCTTGGTGGAAATAATAAGTGTGAGGCGATGGGATTTATAACAGTGAAACTGAAGAATGATGACCCTGAAGGGAGTTTAGAAAAACTGTTTAATAATATTACAACGGTCGCGGGTAAAAAATGGCTATATGGTGGAGATTCTTCAGATGAAAAAAAGGCGAGTTTAAACAAATTTACTACAGCTTTTCAGACAAAGCTCAAAAAGTATACAGATAGTAAGCGTGAATCAGTGGATAAATTTGTAATGACTGCTGCCGAAGCTTATGATAAAAGAAGACCGAAAGAGTTACTCGCACAAACTCCAGAAAATATCGCGTCAATCATATCTGGTGGGGTCATTACATTAGAAATTCTTGAAAATATAAATAAGTCCACTGATTCAGATTCCGATTTTAAGGATGCAATAAAATACTTAATTTGTTTATGTAGTCAGTGGATAGCTATATTTAAAGCAGTAAAAACTGCATCCGCCGACAGCAAAAAAAAAGATGATTAGAGTAACAAATAAAAAAGACGAATAAACCCGAATAAAGGTTATAACATCATAAAAGTAATATTGTAATATACTAGTAGTACGGCTATTACAATACAAAATGAACACGTTAAAAACAATGATCCGAAATAATTTAGCAGGTGCAGCCATTTTGTTATATATTATCGTATTCATGCTAGTTCAATACATGAACCCGTCATTTCTTTATAATGAAGACGGTAGTCTACGCGAATTCGGTGTCGGATATTCGAGTAAAACGATTCTGCCTATTTGGCTCGTTGCAATCTTACTAGGCATTCTATCTTATGTAACAGTGTATTATGTATCACTTCCTGCTGTAAGGGTGTTTGTCTAGTCTCGCTTCGTTACGCCGTCACAGTCGACACCTTATTCTTCTCTTCTGCCTCCTTCTTCTTCGCCGCCGCCTGTGATTCTTTGAGCACCTGAGCACGTATCTTCTGCTGTTCAGGTGTGAAAGTACAACCCATATTCAGTAAGTAATTATAACTGATACTTACAACTAACATACCACATAATACTAACCATATAAATTCGCCTACGATTGTCTTCATCATTAAGAACTTCCTTATTTTTTCCAGATCTTCTATCTTTGCAGAAGGGCGGATGAGCTTCGATTCTTTGAAGCTGTCCCAGAAACGGTCAAGATTATCAAGAGAGAGCTCATTGAGAAGGATCGATTGATCTGTATAGATTTGTTCTAAAGCACGACCGATATCCTGTTTATTTTTGACATTGTCTTCAGGGATATCCGCGGTATCTTGTAAACCACCGGTACTGTCGCCACCGCCTTTTTGACCGCCACCACCTCCACCGCCGCCGCCGCCTCCGTCTTTTGGTGGTGCTAAATCAAACTGCGGCGTTAAAATATCATTGAATACTTGCTTTAAATCTGTCACTACTGAAACAAAAACATATCCAAATGTATTACTAAAAGGTGTTAACCATCCAGGAAACACGACTAATGCAGCCTTTAGTACTCCTAAAACAAGAAACCATGGTAAGAGAGTTGCGACAAGCGCAGTTTTTTCTTGATCGAAACCGCATATATCTTTTGACATTGCAAGATTGATAAAGTATTCACCGGTGATTAGAACAATAAAAAACATAAATGTTATACCCCCACTTAACACACCATTTTTCTTGAATTTGTAATAACAATACCCGGCGAATAGAACCAAAAAAAATCCGATTGCAACGGATGAACTTAATTCTGCCATCTAAGAGTGTAGTCCTTGTTATATAACTACATTATACATGGATTATTTGTATCGCGTCTCGCGTGCGTTTCCATTCCTTCCTTATTTTTTCCGGTTATACTAAGTGATCTTCATAATCATCGCAGCGATGAATGATAATGCCCCTGCACCTACATTAACCGAGCCAGGTGTTCGGTATTTTTTAAGTAAATCACTCGAGCAGTGCCATAAACTCAAAGATTATTATCATACACAGACATTTAACTTTATGGTTGGTCTCGGCTTCTTTTTATGTTTAGGAACATTTCTATATCTTCGTTACAAAGGTAAACCGACACCAGAAGAAATCGAGGCAAAGAAGCGGCAGCAACAAGAATACATTCTCTCGAAACTCAAAATGGTAAATGCAAGCCACTATGCCCAAAGTAAAGGAATTCCGATGGATTGTCGTATTCATCCTGCCGGAAATGGAATGGGAATGCTTACCAACCTTCCGATGTGGAAGAGTCCGGATGAGGATTACTGGAAACGAAATTACACATAGGGCGGAACGATCGAAGGGAGTGGAGCCGACGAGCGAAGGGAGTGGAGCCGACGAGCGAAGCCGACGACGTTTAACTACCAGTATTTGATTCTAATTATAGTATAACAGAATACGAATACACAAATCATGTCCGTATACCAAGATTTACATGCAGCAATCCAAGAACGAACGCAGTATGGAGGAGCAGCTGCATCAAGAATCGCAGAACAAAAAGAAGCCCAGGACAAACGTGATACTCTTAAAAAGGCAACCCGCGTTCTCTTAGAAATGACGCGCAAACAAGAAGACGCGCTTAAAAAGCATCTCCAGCGCGCAGCAGACCCCAATGAATTCCGCGGCTTGATTTATCCGTACCAACTCATCCCAGAGGAAGAGCGCGTGAAAATCAATGATGCTATTCACGGATATTACTCCATGAAAGAAAAATACAATTCTGCGCTTGAAAAACGGAGACAACGCCTGATTAACGATCCTGTTATTAATTGGACGTCTCTTTCAGCACAACAAAAAGCCAAACGTCTTGCTATGATCAAACCATCGTGTATTGTATGCAAACAAGAAGGCGGTTCTATTTTCACGGAGACAGATGGTAAACTGAAGGCGATATGTGGAAATATCTCTCAACCATGCGGATTTCATATTGAGGTTAGCCGCGGAAAATACGCGAGTTTAGAAACATTGATGAATGAATCTCTCGAAGAAGTGCGTACAACCAAAGACGAGATTATCCGAATGAAGCTGGATCTTTTATTCCGGTTCATCAACGAAGACGAGCTACTCGAACAGTTTGACGCAATTCAGCATAAACTGCAAGAACAGCTGAAAATGTACGCCGAGTTCAGGAGCTATTATTTGAGTGTTACAGATAATGATGACATCCGTCAAGATACAGACACACATTCTCGCGTTATTTCCGAGAAGATTGCTCGGATTAAGGAATATATGACCGAATTCCGGGATTCAGAATGGAAGAATCGGAGTATCATTGATGATATTCTCGTGCTTTATCAGCAAGATATCGAGCCGGCGTATATGAAGTTGCGAGAGACGAAGTATGTATATTCTCAAGTAGAAACGACGGAAAACGCAAACGGTGCGCTAGTTGAAATGTACAATGACAATGAATTCAATCTCTCGCAGAAGAAATACAGCTACCACGAACTGTATATGCCTGTGATTATGCCGAAGTGGATCGCTGATAATCGTATCATAAGTCAGCCTGTGGGATCTGTAGCGGCGCCAGGGTCGGCGGTGGCGGCATCGGCCGCAGTAGAGCAATCTGGTAATAAATGGTATCCTGGAAAAGCAGCAGAAATAAAGGCGATGCAGGCAAGAGCGGCGGAGGCGAAACGTCAGTAATTACGATATGTACGAGTAATTATCGCAACATAATATAATACAGTCTGCCATATATACATCACCCAATGTTTAACCTATTTGAACATATTTCTCTTCCTGTATTTATTTTGAGTCTTTCAATCGGTTTGTTTTATGTCTATATTTCTGTACCTAATCCGAAGATAATATACGTATATCCTACACCGGATAATCTTCGTAATTTTCAATTTAAAGATCGCGCTGATAATTGTTTTTCATTTAAGGCGAAGGAGGTACCCTGTGATAAAGTGAAGGGAGAATTGAAGAAGATACCTGTTCAGTAATCAGAACATAAATAATATTAAACATTTTTCCATATTAATATTATAACACGCTTTGAACCCAATGTCATTTTCCTCTACGCCTTCATCTGAAATCGCGTCAGCGACCATGACCGGTCCGATTCATTTTTCGGTGACTTGCTCGAATGACCGCTGCAAGATGAATGTATTTGGCACACCAGATAAGAAATTGATGACTATGCCGACTTTGGTCGCTAGACCGCCTCCGTTTGGAAGTTTGCCTTTGCCATTACTCGGTAGCGGGACTGGAAAGGTTCGTCCTTACCCTCCGGTGAATGGTTGAAATTTATGGATTGCATCCAGACCTTATCATTCTAATTTATATCTGTATATATTAGAGTACAAATTGCATAATAATATAACATCATGGGTTTTCAGCGACTTCTTCATACAGAAACAGGCCGTATTATTATATCAATCGTCCTTGGCTTAGGCATTGCATCACTCTTTCGAAAAGTATGCAAAGACCGGTCATGTATACAATTCCGCGCACCCCCTCTTAAGGAATTAGAAAAAGACACATACAAATTAGACGATAAGTGTTATCAATACAAGACAAACTCTGTAAAATGTGATGCTAGCAAGAAGCAGGTAAATATGAATTGATTGATTGCGTCTAAAATTGGGTCTCTTCAATATAAGAATATGTATATCTACATCTGAAATATAAATATTCTTTAGCAATGAGCGACACAACAAGTATTGATGATCTTCCATTAAGTAGCCAAACACCCAGTAGTGGAAATCATGGTGCGCCATTAATTTATTCTCCAAATATTGGTATGGAACAAGGACCCGCCCATGTACCAGGAAATGTAATGAATGAAGTGATGCAAGGTGTTCAACGCGCTAGTGCAAATGGTATGACGATGATACCTACGCGAGATATTCCAATGAATCCAAATGCATTTACACACGACGACCAAGCTAGACCGAATTATGTCCCTCAGCCAAGGTCTGTACACTTTTCAGATAATGATGACTACATCAAAGATCATACATCGATGGAAAGTATTGTTCGCGCAAATGCACGCCAGTCCAATCAACTAGATACAATTGAAGCGATATATTATGATATTCAAACCCCTATTTTGGTTGGTGTGATGTATTTCATTTTTCAGATGCCAATCTTCCGCGCACAGTTGCTTCATTTTTTCCCGTCATTGTTTGGAGAGGATGGAAATTTCAAAATGATAGGTTTGACCGCTACAAGCGCGATGTTTGCCGGTATTTTGTTTATCATTATGAAACTATTAAATAAGTTGGGTGAAGGATTACACTAAGCCGCGGTTATTCCTTCGTTTGTTTACGTTTACGGGTTTTTGACCCCGATGCCGATTTTGTAGTCTTCTTCTTTCCTGTATTCTCATATGGAATATATCGGAGAAACCACTCTTCATATTCGCGTGAGTCTCTCTTATTCTTCAATTCTTCATATTTTTCGGTTTTCTCGAAACGCATCGATTCTAGTGTTGGCTGTTTTCCATAACAATTAATACTGAAACGTTTCAATAATCCTGTCTGTTTAAAACGGTTGTGTTGTTGAACATCGAAGAGAAACTGTGACATACACAGAATACGATTGATGTCATAATAAATGCGGTCAGCATAGATAAACGCCAAATAAAAACTCAACATTGTGTCAATTGTCGCAATACGAATCGATTCGTTGTCGATCCTTATTGTATTATAACTGTGGCACGCAAGAGGTTTGTATAAAAATGCAATGACTTCATCCCCAATTCGGATATCATAATGCTCAGAAATAACCTCGCCAATGCCTTTATGTTTCGTATATTTTACACCAGTATATTTGTGCGCAGTGAGTTCACGAACAACTGCTTCACACAGATCGCGCGGTTCATCTGATAGTACATCAAAATCCGGGATTTTTTGGACAATTCGGCGTTGATGTTTTGGCATATACCGCGAATATAAGATATTTGCATATCCACCAAAGAATACTGCGCGGTTTTTGATGAATACATTGCGAACAATTTTATATACATCACTCTCTGCGAGTTCTTTCTCTCGACTACTTGAATATGAAACGCTTGATTTACTCACAGAGTACTCGGGCGTTGAGCTTTCATTTTTGCTTCTGCTCGCACTCGGGCTCCTGCTACGGCTACTGCTACTGCTGCTGCTACGGCTACTGCTGCTGCTTCGGCTACTGCTCGTGCTGCTGCTACGGCTCCGACTACGGCTCTTACTCGCACTCCTACTCGCGCTCGCACTCCTACTCGCGCTCGCACTCCTACTCGCGCTAACACTTGCATTCGCGTCTAAATCTTTATGTTTCATTGAATATAGAACGAACTCATCATCCTTTCCTAATAATCTCTCATATGTTGCAATTAAACGAAAACGATGCGTCAGTTTATCTTCTTCAATTGTATATTTGAAATCTCCCACAGTTTCCTCATGAGATGGAACCGCGAAATATAAGTGTTTCATATATGCCCCTAAGTTACGATACTTACGAACAATACCCTTGATCGCATCTCGTTTTAATGCTTTTACGCTACCACTACCACCGCCGCCACGCTTTATAGACTTCGATGCAGCAGACTTCGATGCAGCAGACTTCGATGCAGCAGACTTCGACTTAGATTTCGATCTTGTTTTTGAAATACTAATCTCACCGGTATTCGCCTTTGTCGCACCTTCAAATCCACGCTGATACTCTATTTTGTCACAGCTATATCCTTTTAAGGGGTAATGATTATTCAATAGGGTTAGACGCTTCTGGACTTTTTCCCAACGAGAAACATCACCATCCGGGCGTGACAATTCTAAATACATTGCCATTCGTAGAAAGTCGGGGGGAGCATAACGAATTCCACTCTTGATAATTGAATCTCGAGAGATTGCCTTGAATAAGTCAGGTTCCATCTGCGTAATATCGGCGATACCCGTGAAATTAACAAACACCTTATAAGTACCATGATGAACACCCGATTTTGCTTCTACATCTTCATACCCAGCTTTGTAATAAATATCCGCCAGTTCTTTTGCATGATCAAGTGCATTATCCGAATAAAAGTCATAATCAGGGAGCTCAAGGTCTTTATTGTAAAACTGGGCATCTTCCGGTAGGATATTATTAATGGCAGTTCCTCCATAACAAACTAACTTCTTGTTCGCAATAAAGTCTTCGACGATTGAAATGATCTTTTTTACTTTGGGATCATGCGTGATTGCTTCACCCTTCTTTTTTTCTACCAAGTCAACGGCGGCACGAAGGATTTCGAGCTCTTTTTCGTCATAAGATACATCACCAGCTCCGCTGCTTCCGCCCCCGCCATCCTGGTTCTTTTTATCAGACATAACCTTAATAATTGAAATAATATGATAATATCTAACATATCATTAGATATTATTGCGGAGTAATATCGCAACGAACAAACCAAATTAAATGGTAATCTTGACGCCTCCAGCAGCTTCCGCAGGCCTGGATTCCATCGATGCCTTCGGGTTGGGCGGTATTGGCGCGGGAATTGTAATCGGGACATAACGTAAATCCTCTGGTTTGAGAATAAACGCATATCCTACTGATGCAAACTTATCCTCATACGCCTTCAACTTCTCATCACGCACTTCTTCTTGAAAACACATCGCGGCAATCTGACACCCCCAGGTAAAGGGGCCATTATGACCATCATTGATCGGTCGACCACTTTTTTCTGGTAACACCAAACACATATTCTTCTTATTTGCATCTTTGAATATTTGTGGATCGCCTACATTTTTTACACCAAAATAATTATACTTGGAAAGAAAGAGCGATTTTGAACTCATATTAATTAGTTCAAATAGTTTCGTCTTTCGGTATACTGGATTAGTTCCATCTACCATCAAAATTATTTTTCCTCTGAAATCAAGAAGATCCTCGTTGCCTAAATCTTTTGACTGGTATTCGCGTCCATATTTTGGACCAAGTAAATATCGAGCTACTGACTTACTTTGTGATATGATTTTCGCAAGATTATCATACATTGTAATATTCTGTGACATCATTCGCATATGGATAATAAATGGATCACCTGGATTCGGGCATTTTGATCCAGAGAATACATAGTTACCGAGTACTTCGAATGCATCAGTTACCGGGATATGGTTATATGTTTCTTTATAATTAAAAGAGTTCACAGATGATGATGCGATGACCGGCTGATTCTCTACCGAAAATACTTCAAAATCAATAAAACGACAACCGCGCGCAATCACGTAAAGAAATGCGTCCATGCTTACATTTGAATTCTTGAATTTATCAGGATTGAATGCATTATGGGCTGCTTTAATATAATAGTCGCGCAATTTGAACTTAGACTGACTATCACTGGGATTGATGGATGTTATATTTCGGTCAATGATATCCTTTGTATCCGCGTCAGCATTTTCCATACCTTCTTTTACAGAAACGGCATTTTGAACAAGATCAGGCACTGCTGTCGTTGGTGAAGATATAGAAGCGGATGCTGGAACTGGCCCTTTCTGCAATCCGTGTTGATGGTCCAATGCAGTTGCAGATCGTCTACGTTGATGTAATGTCATCTCATATTCTGGCGTATCTACTGTAAAATTCTCTGTCGAAAGAGGTTCTGTGCTATTTTTTTTAACGATACTTTGTACTTCTGATAATAATTTGGCACTTGCCGGATCTGAACTAAGGGGTCCAGTTGTTAATCCTGTATTGTTTTCGGTCGTCGTCGCTGCCGCTGCCGCTGCCGCTGCCTCTTTTTCGGCTAAGAATCCTTCATATAATCTGGCTTGTTTTTGTTGACACCGTGTTTTTACCATCTCAGATATTTTCCATATGGCAAAACTAAGGATAATAACACCTATAAATACAATTTCTATCCGGTATTCTTTCATTTCTAATTATATATCATATATATTTTTATATAAAGTTATAACAAGTACAAGTATTAATCAAGAGAATACTAAAATACTAAATGACTGGTGGTTTGTTGAATCTGATTGCGACCGGCAACCAAAATGTCATATTAAATGGCAATCCAAAAAAGTCATTTTTTAAAAGCACATATCTTAAATATACGAATTTTGGTCTTCAAAAGTTTAGAATTGATTTTGATGGACAAAAAAAACTGCGATCGACGGAAGAATCAAAATTCACCTTTTATGTTCCGAGATATGCAGAACTACTCATGGACACGTATATATGTGTGACATTGCCGTCGATTTGGAGCCCGATTCATCCTCCCGCAAAAGTCGAAGATATGTGGGCGCCTTATGAATTTCGGTGGATTGAAAACCTGGGAACTCAAATGGTAAAAGAAATAGTGATTTCCGTCGGAGGTATGACGCTTCAAAAATTCACAGGGAATAATTTGATGGCAATCGTAGAGCGTGATCTTGACGCGAGTAAACGGGAATTATATAATGAAATGACTGGGCATGTTCCCGAGTTATACAATCCAGGTTGTTCTGGTGCGCGTTTGAACCAGTACCCAAATGCATACCGAACAAGTAATGTTGCCGGTGCAGAACCTTCGATTCGTGGTAGAAAAATATACATCCCGATTAATGCGTGGTTCACATTGTCTTCGAAAATGGCATTTCCGCTCGTATGTCTTCAATATAATCAGCTTCAAATCGACGTAACACTTCGACCCGTGAAGGAACTCTTCACAATACGTGACGTCGGCGATCCTGGTAATTATTGGCCGGTCGTCCAACCTGATTTCACAAACCCACTTCATCAAATGTGGCGATTTTTATATCCACCTCCTAGTATTGATTTATCTCAGAATTTGTATCCGAGTATTCGTACGGATTGGAATGCGGATGTTCATTTAATGGCGACGTATTGCTTTCTCTCAGATGATGAATCCAAGGTCTTTGCCGCGAATCAACAAAAGTACTTGATTAAGTCGTATTATGATTGGACGTTCAATGATGTCACTGGAAGCAAGAAAATCAAAATAGAGAACTCGATGGGTATGGTATCATCATGGACAATGTTCTTCCAACGAAGCGACGTGAATCTTCGTAATGAGTGGAGCAATTATACAAACTGGCCGTATAATTATCTGCCATATGACATTATTCCCGCGCCAATCGATGATAACTGGCGCCCATCAGAATTTAGTGAAATTGTGACTACATCGAGCGATATACAAACCACCGCGTGGACGAATGAATACAAATTTGATACGTACTACTTTGACAAGAATGGTCCGAAGAATGGAATAGGACCAGGTATCAATCCGCGTGATAAACGTCTCACTGGTCTTCACATTACGGGTGATTTTCAATCAGAGAATGAACGCGACATTTTACAGATGTTAGGAATATCGCTCAACGGGAAGTATAGAGAGAATCTTCTTGATTCAGGTGTTTACAATTATGTCGAAAAGTACACGAGAACGCGTGGTAGTGCAAAACCAGGTATTTACTGTTATAATTTCTGCCTGAACTCAGATCCGTTTGATCTTCAACCTAGCGGGGCGATCAATATGAGTAAGTTTAATCAAATTGAGTTAGAACTGTCAACGATATATCCACCGTTAGATAGTGCAGCCGAAGTAAAAGTGATTTGTAATCCGACCACTCGAGAGATTATCGGTATGAATAAACCCAACGTGAATATTTACCTATATAGTTATGATTTTCATATTTTGGAAGAACGGTATAATGTATTGACATTCTTGTCGGGCAACTGTGGATTAATGTACGCGCGGTAAGCCGCTTCCGATAATATTCTCTCGTATATATAACTCTATTCGCGATATAATGGCCGACGATGATGAAGAAAATAAAGACACCGGTGAAGAAGGCGGCGAAGAAGACGGCGAAGAAGGCGGTGAAGAAGGCGACGAAGAAGGTGGCAAGTTTAGCAAAGTAGGCGGAATGTTTGGCGGTGATGATGAAGAAAAAGAAAAAGATGAAGATGATAAAGAGGACGGATCCGACGAAAACCCGAAAAAGAAAGCGGCACCGAAGTCATTATTCGATCTGAACGCGTTAAAAGAATTTGGGTTGAGTGTACTTACACTTTTCATCGAAACACTCATCATCTCGATCGTTTGTGTAAATATACTCTTTTATTGTACACCAGAGAGTATTCGAAACAACAGTCTTAATCTTGAAACCCTCTTTCCTACCGACAGAGAAAAATGGCCGTATTGTTATACAAACGAATTTACTAAATGTGAGACTGATTGTGATGATAAGTTTGGCGGAATTGCAGACGACCCCAAACTTGAAACTCCTAAGAAAATATACCTGAAAGCTGCAATTCTTCTGGATACATATGTTTTCAAATGGTTCTGCCTTACCAAAGAAGATGTAGATATGATCAAAGACAGTGTAGACGAAGGTATAACGCAAGTTAATCTTTTACACTGGGAGTTCATTAAGGCTCGTTTTAAACAATGGATTAATAACTCGTTTATATTTTCGTTTTCATCTGATCGCGCAATGTTATTAGCACTATTTGGTTATATTACCAAAATATGTCAAAATATACCGAAAGAATTGTACACAGTTGTTTCTCCCCTGCTTATTATTTTAATGCCATTTGTTCTTATTTTATTAGGCGGGTTTGTCTTGATGGGTGGGCCATTTTTTACAACTGTGATCGGTATGATTTTGAACCCTACTGAGAACAGAAAGGAGTTTATCGGTGGTTCATTATGGTCGCTATTTACTGCATTCGGATTTGGTATATTCCCGATTATTTCATTCGTTGTTCAACTTATTCAATTCATCGGAACATTGTTCATTTATCCATTCTTTCATTGGGATCAATATCGCGAGCTTTATTCTCAATATGTGCCAATTATCTTCTTCTTCTTTAATCTTACACTTATGTTTTATGCATTTGAGTACCTCGATTTGAATGTTGCAGCGATTGTAATTCTGATGTTGCTCGTATTGTATCTTACGCATTACTGGGAAGGTATTATGAATTTCTTTACTACACTTAAAAACTGGAGTCCAGCGTGAGTTTACATAAACAACATAAACAATTTATCGTATAAAGTAATATATTATTTAATACGACATACCTAACGTACCGTACCATACCTTACCATACCTTATTAGAATAATGGGTAAGAACAAGAAATCTGGCACCAGCGCCACTCCAAGTATCGGTATTCCCGAAAAATCAACACCCGAATACTTTAAGACGTATCCGTTCGTCAGCGTATGTACACCAACATTCAATCGTCGCCCTTTCATAAATGCGATGATCGCATGTTTCAATAATCAAGACTATCCACAGGATCGAATGGAATGGATTATTATCGATGACGGTACTGATCCGATTGAAGACCTCGTTGCATCCCATCCTCGCGTGAAATACTTCAAGTATGATACGAAAATGACTTTAGGAAAGAAGAGAAATTTACTGCACGAAAAATCACGCGGCGAGATTCTAGTCTACATGGATGATGATGACTATTATCCACCCCAACGCGTATCTCATGCGGTTCATATGCTCGTCACACATCCGGAGGCATTATGTGCCGGCTCAAGTGAGATCTACATTTATTTCAAGCACATTGGACAAATGAAGAAGTTTGGGCCTTATGGACCGAATCATGCAACAGCGGGGACATTCGCATTTAAGCGTAAACTACTCAAAAATAACCGATATAATGATGATGCATGTTTGGCCGAAGAGCGTGCATTCTTGAAAGATTATACAGTTCCATTTGTTCAACTGGATCCAATGAAGGTGATTTTGGTATTCTCACATGAACACAATACGTTTGATAAGCGTAAACTTTTAGTGAACGCGAATCCGGATGTTGTACGTGATTCACCGAAAAAGGTGATGGACTTTATTAAAGATCATACTCTTCGACGCTTTTATATGGTGGAGCTGGAAAAGCTTCTGGAAAATTATGCGCCAGGACGTCCTGAAATGAAACCGGATGTTATTGCCCAAACGATTCAATTGGAAAAAGAGCGCGCGAAAATGGCGGAAGATGCGGCGGCGGCAAATGGTGGTGGTGGTGGCGGCGGCGGCGGACAAATCATTTTACAGCAACCCGGTCAACAGCCAGTCGCGTTAAATAATGAGCAAGTTGTTCAGATTATCCAACAATTACAGACCGACGTGGATCAGCGAAATAAAGAACTCGCCCAAATCAAAGAGGAATACCGGGTACTTCAATCGAAATATGACCTATTACTTCAAACGCAAAGCGCGAATAGTTCATCCAATATGAACACCCCAAATACAAACTCAAGTGAGACAATATACATGTAATATACATGTAATATGCATGTAATATGCATGTAATGTGTCGTGTTATTCAACGACATATTACAACCTACCGC